CAACGCGATGATGGCACACTCACACCCATTGGACGACGCCTAAAAGCCATGATGCAGACAATGAAGTACAATGATTCAAACCAATGGGTACGCTACATTGATAGAGACTTTATCAGTCTAGATCAACGAGCAGCCGCCAACCCTTGGGACCTTGACAAATGACCTCTGACAACACCTTACGCGACGGCATGATACACAACGCAGTGGAAAGCCGTCGTGCGGATGAAACCAAGATCATGCAAAAGGTCAACGCTGCCAATCGTGAAGCCTTTGTGCAACGCTTGCCTGGACAGTTAGAACACACCATGCGTCTTGTGATGGAACGCCTGCAACATTGTCTAAACAAGGATTCAGATACTGTGCTGAACACACCCTCAACCTGGGTGGCACAGCCGGACGAGATTGCCGCACTCAGCGCCAGCCTTTGGCATCTTGAACAGGTGCGACATTTCTGGCCCATTGATCGGATTGAATAATGCTGGATCCTGGCGTGTTGATGCGTCGTGCAGTGAGGTCAGTGTGTGATCAGCACAACCTCACTCCAGACTCACTGAGCCAATTTGACCATGTGACGCAAGAACAGTTTAGAGACTTGGCCATTGCTGTGGCGGATGACATGCAGTTCAATCAACTCAAGTACTTTAGACCATTTGATCACCAGCGTGAGTTCTTTCGCACAGTGAGTGATCGTCGAGGCATCCTGGCTGCCAACCGAATTGGTAAAACAGTGAGCACCTGCTATGAAACTGCCATGCATCTCACTGGACTGTATCCCGACTGGTGGACTGGACACAGGTTTGCCAAGCCAATCACTTGTATGGTGGCTGGTGAAGGATGGAGCCAGGTGGCCTTGGTACTACAACAAGAATTGTTGGGATCACCAGATGTCAAGTTAAGAGATGCATTAGGCACAGGCGCCATTCCCAGAGATTGCATTGTTCAAGATACCATGCGTGGTGATGGTGCCAACTGCATCGGCATTGAAATTAAACACACAAGTGGTGGTAAATCATATCTGTTGTTTGCCAACTACACACAAGAAGTGCGTCAACTGCAAGGTTTCAAACTGGACCTGGCTGTGTTTGATGAGCAGCCTCCGGATGACTTCTTTAGTGAAATTGTTACTCGAACAGCAACCACACAAGGTATGATCCTGTGTTCGTTTACACCCTTGAAAGGCCTCAATGGACTGGTATCAAAGTTTTGGAATCGTGAAGAAGGTTATGATTACATTCGTGTGTCCTGGGATGATGTGCCAGAATACGACCTATGGGGTGAACCCTTCCTACTCACGACCACGCGACGCCAACTGGAGCGAGATTATCTTCCGCACGAACGCGAGGCTCGTATGCAAGGGCGGCCTATTATGGGCAAGGGTGCTGTGTTCCAACTTCGTGACTGGCCAACCTACCGGAGTGGTTCAATTGACTTTGCCAGCATGCCCAACATACAGCGAGTGATTGCACTTGACCTGGGTCTTGTGAATGACAAAACAGTTATAAGTTTGATGTACTGGGATCCGTATGAACGCACAGCCTGGCTACATAAACAAATAGTGGTTCAAGGAGTTGAGGAAGCAATTCCCACACAGTATATCAATCATCTATTGAGACCAGAGGTTTATGGCACTCCAATTGTTCTACCTGCAGATGCAAGCACCCCAGGGCGCTACACCATGTCGAGCACAAGTATCCGAGAACTCTTCGAACAATACGAACTCAATGTTGTAGATGGCGCCATTATGAATCCACCAGACCCACAAGGTCGAGTGACCAACCACAAGTCCTACGGTATCAACCAGATGCGACAGATGTTGGAAGTGGGCAGCCTACAGGTGAATGAGAACTGTGTGGACTTCTTGCGAGAAGCCTCAAACTACTATGTGGACACACAAGGACGCTTTAGTGATCCCGACGACTGTATAGATTCATGTAGATATGCCATCCTGGCCTGCCTGCAAGGTATTGCCGAACCCTGGGACAACAAGAGCCCGGCTCAACGAATGGCTGCACAGCGAGACCGCTATGTGCGTCGCGATGATAGTTCAAAACCTGCTTGGAAGAAAGCCTACTCTGCCACATAATATGAAAACCATAGACGAATACGGACAATCCTGGAACGAAGTACCCCACGCTACACATCTCGTAGTAGTGGCAGATCAAGGTGCCACAATGCTGTGTCTAGCACACATGATGGCCATGCGCCACACCTGCGACGCAGCCGCTATCTCTGTAGAAATATACGAAATGCCCCAGGATGAAGAGCCTGTGGCTTGTCAGGCCTGTCACTTGGCAGAAGTACATCGTCCCAAGATCATACTGCATTGACCCCCCTCTTTGCCCTGACCGCTAAATAACACAACAGATTAGGAAAACCACCGTGCTGGACATAAAAAATATCACCGTTGATGACATCAACCAAAACAAGAAAATCAACGCCAACTTTGTGCGTATGAAAAATCTAATGGATGTGAAGATGGCTTCATATCTGCGTTACCTAGGAACCAAGAATGCTATCAATAGAGCAAGCGATTATCATTATCTGTGCCTTGCTGTCACTGATTCTACTGCGCCTGTAAACGGCATAGATTATATTCACCCTAGTGTGAAACCAGTAGTGGATTACGCTACTGCGGTAATTTCCAAAGGCCTAATACCCAACGGTGAAGTCAACTTTGAATTCATTGCTGATGGCGAGGACGATGAATCGGGCGCAAGACAAGCATCAAACATGGTCAGCCAAGTTATCAACGAACAGAATGATCCGCACTTTATACTCGAGCGTTGGATCATGGATGCCAACATGCACAAGAATGGCATGATGATGGTTATGCCTGTGCGTGAACCTATCACACGCTATGTGGAAACAGCGGGCACAGCAGATGAACTTCGTGCATTTGAACAACAAGCAAGTGAAAGTGGCCTAACAGCCCTGCGCCAAAGCCGTAGACGCACCAGTGTGAACCTAGAGGCTGTGATGGCCGAAGTTCAACAACTGCTGGGCGAGCACAAACAAGAACATGTGCAGGGCATGATTGATCAGACTATTCAAAGTCTTGGTGAAGAACAGGACATGGAAGCCATGATGTCCACCATGCAAGAAATGCAAGCGTCGGATGTGGAGGGTCAACAAGACATTCTCAATGACGCCATCAACCGCAACACAATCTACACAGCCAAATACAAACTCACTGGCTACAATTTAAGAATCAAGTTCAACCCCATTGCCCAGCACTACTGGATCTGTGATCCCACAGTGGCTGAAATGCGTGACCAACCCTTCTGTGGCTACTATGACCCTATGACCATTCAAGAAGCCGCTGAACTGTATCCAGGCATTGACCTAGATGAGTTCTCAGTACATGCCGAATACAACATGAACGGTGCGTACCAAGCAGGTTCAGTACTAAACAACTTGGCCATACACGCTAGAGACAGTGTGCCTGTTATGGGCATACCGGTCAACAGTTCTGCATCAGCAGATCCTTATTCAAGACAAGTGTCAATTGTCACAGTATGGAACAGATACGACATTGATGGTGATGGTGAATTAGAGTTGGTGGAGTTAATTTACTCTGGCACATATATTATTTCAGCCCGCGAAGTGGAATTTATCCCAGTGGCCAATATGTGTCCAAAACCCTTGCCCGGCAACTTCTATGGTATGAGCATTGCAGAGAGTGTGATCCCAATGCAGGAATACAACACCAGTGCCGCACGAGCAGAAATACAATTGGGCTTGTTAACAGCCACACCGCGTATTGGTGTCAAGCCCGATCGATTAGACTTTGAGATGTTGCAGGATGGTGAGAGTGCAATCTTTATCCTAGACTCTAAGTTTGATCCCACCAAAGACATCTACCAGTTGCCTCCTCCCTCGGGCAACCTGCAGTTCCTGGAAGTGGCTATGAATCGTATCCAACAAGATACAATGGCCATGGTAGGAATGACCACGCCACAAGATGTGTTCAACCCAGAAGTGATGGCTCCTGGCAATTCAGGCATTAAACTTCAGATGGCCTTGACACCTAACCAGATCATTCAAGACAACACAGTGCGTAATTCAGCAGATGGCCTAAAAGAAGCCATATGGTTGGTCTGGCGTACCCTGATACAATACGGTGATGACTACGGCGTCAAGAAACTGGCAGCCAAGTTCCACCCAGACTCCAAGCCTGTGTTCATTGACTACCAGGCCTGGGACGACATGAACTTCTGTGACCGCAAACAGATCCATATGGAATTGGCGCTGGGCATGATGAGCCAAGAAAATGCACTGGGTCGCTTGCAGATTATTCAGAAGTGTCAGACAGATCTATACACAATGACACAGGGCATGGCACAGTCTGGCACACTAACACCAGAAATCTACAACAAGGTCAAGAAACCTTTTGCAGATACCCTGTATGTGCTGGGTGTGAAAGAAGCCGACACCTACTTGCCAAGTGATGATGAAGTCAAACAAATGATCACTCAAGGTCAAGAGGCAGCCAAAGGCCGTGAACCTTCAGCAGAAGACAAGAAGCGCCTGGCTGATGCTGGACTGGCACAGGCCAAGACTGAACAGATCAAGGCTGAAATGACCGGAGAAGATGCAGAATCGCAACTGGACTTCATGGCAGTTGCTGCCGGCAACCCCAAGGTATACAACTAACACAGCAATTACTATAAGCGTGTGACTTTTTTAGACAGGAATAGATATGATAGAAACCGAAACAGTGGAGAGTTTCAACACGAGACTCACTGTAGACACCTCAAATGTCAAGCGACTAACGCCATCACAGCGTGATCAGGTCAAACATTATGGTTCACAAGCAGAGGCCTTGATCAAAAATCGTGAACTGGCCATGTTTGTGCATCACTACAAGTTTGAACTGGCAGACATGCTGGTGGGTGTTACTGGACACACCGAAGCAGACAACCAACAACGCATAGCCATTGCACACCAACTCACAGGCATTGACCAATTTGTCACCAGCCTGCGACGAGCCGTGTATCAAAAAAACAAAATGATTGCTTTTGAGTCACAACCTGAAGCACCAAATACCGCCTTTTCTTAAACACCCACTAAATAAACACACGATGGGTAACCTTTTGGGCCCTGTCAACAATTAGGAAAACATATGATGACAGCGATCACGCCTAATGCCCCCGAGGGCACGGCCAATGACACAAGCGCAGTTCCAAGTTTGGATTCAATAGCACAGAAAATGGCCGCAATGCGTAACCAAGTTCCTGCTACCGAAACGACTGCAACAGGTAATGTGGAGAGTGAGGCAGAAGCCACAAGCCCTGTAACACCAGAAGTGTTAGAAGATGAAACCGACTATGTATCGGATGATGCCGGCACTGAAGAGGACACCGCCCAGACTGAGTCTGTAAGCGACCCAGACGCAGACACCAGCGAAGAGACGATTGACTTTATTGAATTTGCAGAGACGAACCCGAACGCCAAGTTCAAGTTCACACGCAACGGCAAAGAAGTTGTTATCGACGCTAAAAAAGCCGCCAGCATCCTGGGACAGGGAGGTGCCATACATGAAGAAGCACGCCAGTTAAAGGTCGAGCGAAGCGAGTTTGATGAGTATCTCAAAGAACAACGGGCACAGCAAGAAGGTTTAACACTGGCTATGGAGTTTACGGTCCAACCGCAACTGCAGAAGGCTTATGATGAGATTGTGAAAACGCAGGGTTATCAAACTGTGTTCCACCAACAACTTGCAGCCACGCAAGACCCAGGCACTAGAGCCAGGATCGAAGCCAGCATGCGACAGAATGAATCTTACATTCAGTCACAGCAGGGAGTTATTGGACAGTTGAAACCAGCAGTGGATCAGTTCCGTCAGATACGCAGTCAGCAGGTGCAGGAAGTTTTGAACAACAACCGCAAACAGTTCCAGGACAAAGATTTGAAAAACGAATATGTGTTCAACGAACTGCGCGACAAGGTGATCAAGATTTGGCCCCAAGCCCGTAGCGAGATGATCCCCGGCATACCCAATATCGATTTGATATCGTCAGATGAAAACTTGTTGAGTCTTGTGAGAGATGGTCTAAAGTACCGTAGCAAGCCAAGCACACGACAGGCAGGATCCAGTATCGCACAATTAACTCAGCGTAGAGGCAACACTCAGGGCAATCGTTCTGAAGGCAACCTTGAAAAACTTCGTGAAGCAGCCAAGGCCGGTGATAAAAAAGCCGGAGACAATCTCTTAGTGCAACGACTCAGTCAGATTCGTGGCTCAAGAGGTGGTAGATAATAGCCCTATTCAAGGAGAATAACATGGCAGAAATTACAACCAGTCAAATTGGTAATGGTACAACCGCATACGGTTCAGATATCGTTGTCAAAGACTTAGACTTAGATGTGTCCAACCGCGTGAAGGACGATACACCTGTACTAAACATGTGTATGAGCAAAAAACGCAAGGTAAACTCAACACTCCCATTGTGGACTGATGACATTTATCGCTTGCCTTCAGCACAAGCCGTGCAAGAAGGTGCCGCAGTCTCAACAAGCAACGCAGAATCCAATTCGCGTTACAACTTGGGCAACTACACACAGATTTTCCAAACAACAATCGCTGCCTCTGGTACTGCTCGTGCTGTTATGCAATCTGGTGGTGATCCACAAGCATATCAAGAAGTCAAGCAATTGATCGAATTGATGTTTGATGTGGAACAACAACTTGTTCGCGGCGACCAAATCGGTACTCAGTACTCAGGTCAAGCCGGTACAGCGATTACCAACCCTGGCACAAGCCAAACAGGTGGTCGTCGTATGGGTAGTTTGAATGCATTCGCAGGCACATTGAGTTTTAACCCAAGTGCCAACGCAGCCGCAAACATCACCACAAACACCAACAACGCATCCAGCGATAGTTCAACAGCCAATGTGGGTAACCTGAACATTCAATCCAATGGTACACAGTTCTACACTGGTACATTTGTGAACCAGACTTTCCAGCCTGTGATTTACAAGCAATTGGTCACCACTGCTGAACAGCGTTACAATGCCAAGATCCGTACAATGGTTGTGCCAACATCATTGCGTACCATGATCTCTGACAACATTGTTAACAGTAACACCAGCATCAACCGTCGTAATGTGGAGCGTGGCGACACGATCCAAACTTATGAAGGTGACTTCAACTACACATACGAAATCTATGATTCCTGGATCATGGACCAGTCAGGTGTAAGCAACCAAATCTACTTCTTGAATGAAGATGTGTTGCAATGGGGTAGCCTACGCGATCTTGGACCCAACAACGAAGTGTTCTCAAACGCTGACGCTAGTTTGGATCAGTTCTTGCTTGAAGGTACATTGATTGTGCGTAACCCAGCAGGCGTTGGTGTTCTTAACAACATCAGCACCACAGGTGCCGCAGTATCAGCACCTCGTACAAGTACATTTGTATCTCGTACCAACTCAGGTGCTGGCTCAACTTACTAATCATAAGTTTTGTCAAAACAGAAAGGCTCTTCGGAGCCTTTTCTCTTGGGCTTTCTGGCCCTATTTACAGGTGCCGCTAAATACTTGATGAGTCAAGATCTTAACCAACCCGAATACCTAGACAACACCGATCCAGAGAAAAATTATGACTATCAGCGTCAGGATCATGGTGGCACAATTACCAACCACAACGGCATGGCAGATGCCTTGCTAAAAAACGACAAATTGTATCGTAGCATGAAGGGCGACTGGAGCCGCACAGACTGGAACAACAGCAAGAATATCAAGATCACAACTGGTCGTGAAGATGGCAAGTTCTATATCCGTCGCGAGCAAATGAACGCAGAAGCAGTGGCACGCCGCTGTCAAGAATACCGCAAAGCAGCCGAAGCAGGCTATCCTGATCCCTTAGCACCCATCATGCCCGACGGCACACTGGGCTGGAAATGGATGGACTTGCCCAATGTTGTAAGCATCCGTATAAGCGATCAATACTTTGGTGGCATGCCTTGGTCAGCAATCAAACATGATCGTGTGCTCAAAGCACAATTCTACAGAGTGGTGCAACAAGAATGCCCACAGTACATTTGTTATCCAGGTGGCCGACTGCCTATCCCAATTGATGTTCCGTATCCTGCCAAGGCTGGTGAACAAAAGTTCTTTAAAGGACATACCATATGAGTTTCCAAATCCCCACAGGCACAGCCCTGGTTGACTTTTTGAAAGATTTCACAGGATCGACCAACACTGACGAAATCAAACAGTGTATCTATCTTGCTGAACTGTCAATGCGTAACATTGAACTGCCAGCCCTGCGCTCGGATCCATATGCGGCCGAAAACATTGGTACTGCCAATGCACTGGGACAGGTTCCTATTCCAGCAGACATGAACAAGCCAATCTTGTTCTTCAAACAAGGCTCACCTGGTGGTGGCACTTCAAGCCAAACAGGTCCTTGGATTGTGTATGACCGTATTGGTGACAGAGATATCATCACACAGAGCATGATTGCTCAGTTGTATCTTGCTCCTGTGAATGTGCCTGCTGTTATTCGCGGCAAATTCTCAGAAGTTTATGACTCTTATCAATTCCTACCCTGGGTTGGTGAAGGTGCCTTGATCAACTTGTACTACTACAAGGCCTGGCCCTTGTTGTTCTCACCTGTGGATGACACAGTTATTTCAACCACAGGCACAGTGGGATCAATCTCTGGTGCAGGTCCCTGGACAGCAACTATAACAGGCATGAGCACCACAGCAGGACTTGCTGTGGGCGATGTGATCACTGCCACAGCAGGCACAGGCACATTAGGTGGTGGTGCAGGTGTGCGCACTGTGGCAACCATACCTGGCAACACATCAATAACATTCACCAGCACAGGTGGCACCACACCCACAGCCGGCACAGTTACCAATGTAAAACTCACAGAACAAGTGGTTGAGACCAACGCTGTGTTGCAAACATGGTCAGAAGGCTATGTGTATGCCAGCCTACGCGAATACTACATCAAGCGTCACAACAACGATGACGCCGCAATCTATCAGCAGAAATACCAGGATGCCTGGAACATTGTGGAAGATCAAAACAACCTTGGCAAATGGTCTGGTGGACACACAAGACTAACATCAGTTTGGCAGCCGCGCCAGTATCGCCAATACAACATCAAATAAGGATACCGCAATGAGTGGAAATTCAACAAGTTTATACAGCACAAGCACAAGCAACATCACGCTGTCAAGCAACAACTTGACCACGCTGTATCCTGGCGGTTCAGGCACAGTGACACCAGCACAACCCTACGGCAACGCCAATGTGGTAGGCCTACTGGCAGCCGGCACAGATGGTGCCAACACAGTGGCCAATATTGTGGCCACAGGCAATATTACAGGCAATTACTTCATTGGTAATGGATCACAGTTAACAGGTGTTGTTGCTGTCAGTGCCAACACAGCCAATACTGCTGTGACCGTGACTGGCAATGCACAGCCCAATATCACCAGTGTAGGCACACTCACAAGTTTATCCAGCACAGGCAATGTCACCGGAGGCAATCTGCGGACCGCAGGTGCGGTCAGTGCCATTGGCAATGTCACAGGCAATTACTTCCTGGGTAATGGTAGCCAACTCACAGGATTACCAGCCACATATTCCAACGCCAATGTGGTTTCGTTAATGGCCAACTTTGGTTCAAACACCATATCAACCACAGGCAACATCACCGGTGGATTTATCTTAGGTAATGGATCACAGTTGACAGGATTACCTGCCACCTACTCAAACGCCAATGTGACTTCATTGTTGGCCAATTTTGGCTCAAATGCCATATCAACCACAGGCAATATCACAGCCGGCAATGTGATAGCAGGTGCTGTGAGTACTCCTACTGTGTACAGTCAAGGTATGGCTACACAAGGTTATGACTATGTGCAGATGCAATACAGCAATAGTGTTGCACTGCCTGTAACACCATATGACATAGGCACAGGATCATGGTTCTACCTGGATGCAGGTGGCGGTGTATTCCAATCAAACACAACAGGCACACTCCAAACAGTTGTACAAGGCAATGATGGTAGTGTTAGTGCCACGGGCAATATCACAGCACCTTACTACTTTGGTAATGGCTCACAACTTACAGGTTTACCTGCCACATATTCAAATGCCAATGTCACCAGTTTGCTGGCCAATTTTGGATCAAATACTATATCAACCACAGGCAATATCACAGCAGGCTATGTTGTGGGCAATGGTTCGTTGCTGACCAGTATTACCGGTGCCAATGTCACAGGTTCAGTGGCACAGGCCAACACAGCCAACACAGCCAACGCGGTAGCAGGCGCCAATGTCACAGGTCAGGTGGCCAATGCTCTAGTTGCTGGCACAGTTTATACCAATGCACAACCTAATATTACTTCCCTTGGCACACTTTCAAGTGTAACTGTGACAGGTAATATCACAGGTGGTAATTTGTTGACCACAGGTGTGGTATCAGCCACAGGCAACATTACCACGCAAGGCTTTTTTATAGGCAATTTCCAAGGTAACATCACAGGCAACTTGACAGTTCCTGGCTCAAACACCGAAGTAATCTACAACAACTCAGGCAATGCCGGAGCCAGTTCAGGATTTACATTTAATCAAGCATCAAATGTGGTCACAGTGGCAGGCAATATTGCAAGTGGTAATATTTCAACCACAGGCAATGTCACAGGCAATTATGTGATTGGCAATGGTTCATTGCTGTCCGACATCACAGGCGGCAATGTCACAGGATCTGTAGCACAGGCCAATCAAGCCAACACAGCCAATGCTGTGGCAGGTGCCAATGTGAGTGGTCAAGTGGCCAATGCCCTGGTAGCAGGCACAGTTTATACCAACGCACAGCCCAACATTACTAGTGTTGGCACACTCACAAGTTTGTCAACCAGTGGTAATATCTCAGCCGCAGGCAATATTCAAGGCAATGTGTTCATTGGCAACGGTGCTGGATTGACCAATATTCCTGGCGGCAACATTGTGGGTGGGTATGGCAACGCCAATGTAAGCAATTTCCTTGCTACAGGATTTGGTTCAAACACCATAAGCACAACAGGCAATATTTCTGCAGGCAACATCTTGCTGGGTGATCTAGTGGGTGCTGGCAATGTCACAGCCACTGGCAATATCACAGGTGGGTTATTTACGGGTAATGGTTCTGGACTAAGTTCAATCACAGGTGCCAATGTCACAGGCACAGTGGCCAATGCCACCTTTGCCACCACAGCAGGCTCAGCAGGCACAGCCAACACAGCAGTCACAGTCACAGGTAATGCACAGGCCAATATCACCAGTCTAGGCATATTGACCAGCCTTTCAGTGAGTGGCAATACCACCAGCGGCAATGTGTTGACTTCAGTGGTGCAAGCCACAAATTCAGCAGGTTTGAGTCTAAAGAATGCATCCGGCACAACACAGGCCAGCATGGGTGCCGGTGGTGGTGACAACTTTGCCATCAATGTCAGCACCAACCTGAATGGCAACAATGCTCAGATTGATATTTCACCCACAGGCACTGGCCATGTGCATATCAAACCCACCGGCACCGGTGCTGTAGAAATTGCACCCACCAGCACTGGTTCAATCAACAACATGATCATTGGCAATATCACACCGGCTGCTGTTTCAGCAACCACTGTGAGTGCCACTGGCAACATCACCGGCAACTACTTCATTGGTAATGGATCTCAACTGACAGGATTACCTGCTGGTTATTCAAATGCCGATGTGGCCACATTTTTAGCCAACTTTGGCAGCAATAGTATATCAACAACAGGCAATGTCACAGCCAGTTATTTTACAGGCAATGGATCATTGCTCTCAAGTATTACAGGTGCCAATGTCACAGGCACAGTGGCCAATGCCACCTACGCACTCAATGCCAATGCCGCAACCTATGCTGATCAAGCCAATTACGCAAATATTGCAAACAGTGTAAGTGGCTCAAATGTGAGTGGCCAGGTGGCCAATGCTCTAGTTGCTGGCACAGTGTACACAGCCGCACAACCCAATATCACAAGTGTTGGCACATTGACTAGTGTTGCTGTCACAGGCAACGCCACAGCAGGTAATCTATTGGCAGGCGGTGTAGTTTCAGCCACAGGCAATGTCACAGGCAATTACTTTATTGGTAATGGATCACAATTGACAGGCATTGTTGCCAGTTCCAATGCGGCTGGTTCCAACACACAAATACAATACAACAATGCCAATGCATTTGCTGGCAATGCTGGCTTGACATTCAATCAGACCACAGGCAATGTAGCCTTGGCCAATCTTGTGGTCAGTCCAGGAGTGGCAGGCAATGCCAACGCAGGCAACAATGCTGTGATCATAAACACAGCCACTCCGTTCAATGGTATATCAGCCACAGCCACCGGCTTGCAAGCAGGTCAAACTGTGTATGGCACCGGCAACTATGGCAACCTGGCAGTGGGGGGTCTGCTGTTTAGCACACCCAAAGGTGCAAGAAATCTGTTCTGGGATAGTGCCAATGTGTCGGATGGATCAAATGTGGGCGTGCGATACGGCGGCCTGGCCGTGCCCTCAACAGTTACCTTGCAAGGTAATTTGACCAGCAACAACAATTTCATACGAGCATTTATCACTACTTTGCAAGTGGGTGGCGGAGCCTCGGCCAACACCTTTACCAATGTCGGTCAAGGTGGTCAAGCCCTGGGTGCAGCCGCTTTTGCCACCACCATAGGTGAGGGTCCTGGAACGGTGACTCCACGAGTGGGCAATACCACTGTGCGAGATACTGTGAGTCTCAACAGTCAGATCACCGTTTGGAATGGTTCAAATGTGAGCAATGCTGTGTCAGCAGTATATAATTTTACCAATAGCACTGGTAATATTACCAATGCCTTAGGCGTGGTCACGCAATTTAGTGGCACAGTAAACACCACACCAACCAATGTGGTGGGATATTACATGCCAACCAACACAGGTTCATTGGCAGGATTCAATTCAGCCAATGCCATGCGAGCGGCCACCAATTATTACTTCCTAAAGAATGATGATGCAGTGGCACAGACACAGTTGGGCAGTTTGAGAAGTTACAATGAGTTCCGTTATGATACTGCCACCACAGGCAACATAACCCTTGACAAAAACAATGCACAGGTGCAATACATAGCACCCACTGCCAATGTGACCATAGATGGCTATGCCAATATGGTTACCAGTTTGAGTGATAGTGTAAACACGGATCAAGAAATTGACACACTCACAATCCTGGTGCAACAAGGTGCAACTCCTTACACAGTCACACTACCAACAGGTGCCACATATCAATATGCAGGCAACATTTCAACTGTGCCTGCAGTGGCCAACTCAAGAAGCATACTAACAGTAGTGGCTGCCAATGTGTCTGGCACTGTGAACTATTTTACCACGGTTCAGAGTGATCAAGCAGTTGTTTCCAGTTATGGCGACGCCAATGTAGCCACATTCCTGGCTGCGTTTGGTTCAAATACCATAAGCACAACAGGCACAGTCACAGCAGGCAATGTCACCGGAGGCAACATACTCACAGGTGGCATAATGTCAGCCACAGGCAATGTCACAGGCAATTACATCCTGGGCAATGGTTCGCAGTTGACAGGTATCACAGCCACAGCCAACGCTGCCGGATCAAACACACAGATACAATACAACAATGCCGGTGCGTTTGCTGGCAGTGCCAACTTGACATTTGACAACACCACAAATACCCTGGCAACTACCACGGTCACAGCCACTGCCAACATCAACGGTGCTGCTTTAAGCATCACAGGCAACACAACAGGTTCCAACATATTCAGTTATCCCACCGCCAATGGTGTTATTGTCAACAGCACAGTGGCCAGCAATGTCAACGCCACAATAAATCCTTATAGAATTGTTTATGGCAATGGTTTCCGTGGTGATTATGGTGCCAATGCTGATCCAGCCAACTTCAATAGAGGCAGTCTATTTGCGGCCATTGGCACTCAGGTGCTGGCCAACGCAGATACAACCAACTCATCCAGATTATTGACATCAAGTTATTTCATGGATCTGAACCAAGGTGCCAACATCACCAACACCAACAAACGCTATTCAGCCGGTGGATTTTATTCACAGATAGGTAATGGTAACATCACACTCACAGCCGCTAGTGGAACCAATATGGGTGCTGTTCTCAACGGTGGCACACAAACGCTCCTAATTGGTAACAGTGCCAATGCCAACCTAGGTGCTGTGAGTGTGAGTCATGCGGCAGCATTGAATTCAACTTTTATTGCCAGCACAGGAGGCACTGTGGGCAATGCAACAGGTGCCTTGATCACCCTGCAGACAGCGGCTGCCAATGCTTCATTCACCACCAGCCAGATTGGCTACACAGCACAATTCCTGGGCACCACAGGAACACCAGCAGGCAATGTGATTGGTTATTACATGCCATCAAATGTCACAACAAACTATGGATTTAATTCAACCAATCTAAACCGTGCAGCCACCAATTATTACTTCCTTAAGAACGATGATGATGTGGCACAAAATCAACTGGGTTCACTCAGAGCCTATCACACATTCCAGGCCACAGGAACCACCACAGGCACCTGGAACATTGACAAGGCAAACGGTCAAGTTCAAGCCATCAGCACAACGGGTAATGTCACCATTGGATCATACACCAACTTTGTGACCACTGCCAATGATGGCACCAACAATGATTCACAAACAGACACAGTCACACTGATCATTGAACAAGGTGCAACACCTTACACAGTCACAATGCCCACTGGTAATGCCGCAATCAGGTATGCTGGCAATGTCAGCACAGTGGCCAACACAGCAAATTCAACCACAATGATTGCGATTGTTGCATATCGTACTGCGGCCAACGCCACAAGTTATCTAACCACAATTTCACCAGGATTTGTCTAATGCTAACATCCACAGCAGGAACCTCAGCGCAACTCAGCAGATGGTGGACTAGATTGCCCACACCCGCTTTGTCAGTTACCAATGCCTGGTATCGTGGTGCTTTTAATAATGGCACATTTGTAATAGTTGGTGGCAACAATTCTAATGGTGCATATTCTACCACAGGTGGATTGACCTGGACTGGATCTACGCTGCCTATTTCAAGTGCTCAATCTGTAATTTATGGAGCAGATAAATTTGTAGCAGTTGGTGGCAGCACCACAGGTGCTTATTCAACTGATGGTATCTCCTGGTCAAGTTCGGTACTGCCTTCCACAGTAAATTTTGCTGATATAGCATATGGAGCAAGTGGTTATGTGGCTGTGGGTACTAATTTATTAGGAAATTCAACTACCACTTATGCCACATCAGGGGATGGTATAACCTGGACCACAAGAACTTTTACCGGTGGAGTATACAGCGCCATATGTTATGGCAATGGCAAATATGTGTTATGGACCACTAATGGTACTGCGTATACATCAACTGATGGTATCACCTGGAGCGGTAACAGTGGTCTTACCAATAGCATTTACAGTGTCACATATGGTAATGGTTATTATGTTGCTGTGAGTCAAAATGGAACTATTACCTGGTCAACAGACGGTGCTAGTTGGAGTACCACAAGTCTTTATAACACAGCCACCTGGGATAGAGTGGTATTTGGCAATGGTAGATTTATCATCACTGGATATGAACCAGGAGGCACTACTCAAGCCCTATGGTCAGACACAGGCACCACTAAGTGGTATTACAGCACCATGCCCGCAAGTGCAGTCTGGATAGCACCTGCATACGGAACAGTGTCATCACAACCTCGATGGATTTGTGCTGGTTATTCAGGTGGCACATCAACCATAGCCATCAGTGCTAATGGCCAAACCTGGTCTTAAAAGGAAAATCTCAAGTGGCCAACATACAATCAAGTTATCAAGAAGCGCGAATACCATTTGCCAAAATGAGTTACACACCCGATGTGCCTTCAACAGCACTGGGACCAAACGAATACAATTCAGGACTCAATGTGGAGACAGATGTGCGTGGCATTCGTAGCATGGCCGGTGACGAAGAAATCCTAACCACTGTGCCTGGCACACCAACCTATGTCAGTGCTGGTTATAGACGCAATGGTGAATATTGGTTCATAGTGGCCACAACAGAAGGCTACTGGTATGCATCAAATGGTGATGACGACTGGTACAACATCACCCCCGGTGGTGGTCCTATTTCAGGCTACACACAAAGCACCAACATCACCGAAGCCTGGAATGGTACCATACCATTCTTCAATGACAGTTTGAATCCGCCCATGTTCTTGCCGGATGAATACAATGCCACCTTGGTACTGTATTCAAATACATTGAGTGCTGACATAGACAATATTGCTTATCAGTCACCAACAACACAACGCATGACGCTGACCACGCTGTTGGCAACACCTTTTGCGGCAGGTGAACAAATTATTATTTCAGGCGTAAACAATTTTTACAATGGAGTGTTTACTGTGGCAGGTAATGGTACTACCACAATTGGCCCAGATACTGTGACCTATATTGATTACTTGGCAGTTCCTGGCGCCGCATATCCTGGCGGTCCATTGGGTACAGTAAGTCCCAAATATCAATGGAACTACAACCCTAACTGGAAAAGTTATTATGCCGGTTGGATGAGAATCTACAACACACCCAATGTCGGTTCAATATTAGTAGCAGGCAATCTTACAGTTACTGAACAAGATGACACAGTGGTTAATTATCCTGTGACTGTGCAATGGTCGCAAAACTTTGCACTTAATCAGGCACCAATCAGTTGGCAGCCCACTGTGACCAATGTGGCCAACCAGTTGGAAGTTCCGCTTCGTGGTCCTTGTGTGGATGCGTTTCCCAGCAATGGTCAGTTGTTCCTTTGCAGTTACTGGGACACGGTGGTGTTCTCACCAATCAACTACACCACAACATCAGCACCTATCTTGGGTGTGCGCCTATTCAACCAAGGTCGTGGTCTGCTGACATCAAATGCCTGGGCCAACACAGACAAAACAGTTTATGGTATAGACTCAAGAGACATCTGGGTGTTTGATGGCAATGACTTTACTGGTCTTGGCAATCAGCGTGTGAAGAACTGGTTCTTTGATCAACTGGATCCTTTGTATGTTCAACGCATATTCATGGAAGTGAACACACAACGCAATCAGGTAGAAATTTATTACACAACCAAACCCGAATATGAAAATCCAACCAATCCCATTGTGAATGGTGTTCCTAACAAAATGATCAGTTACAGATATGATATTGATTGCTGGAACGCACCACGAGATGTGTCAAGTGCAACCTTTGCTTGTGAATCACCCATATGGTATGGGCACGATGGTTCAAGCATACCATTATGGGACAGCAATGAAGGTTCGCGCACAGTGGTATATGCTCGAGGTAGAACCAGCAAGCAGTTGATTCAAAAGGATCAAGGTTACAGTTTTATCACAAGCAATGCCAATCCCAACGGTGACATTGAGAGCACATTCCGCAGAGACAATATCAAACTGATCAAGGACTATTCAGGCAAACTCATGGTGCATCGCATCTTGCCTGAAGTTGTAAACATCAACAACAATGAATTGCCAATAACGGCTGCACAGGCTGTGATAGATCCTGCTCTCAAAGGCAATATCACAGTCACAATTGAAGGTGCCAATTCAGTAGGTAGTGAGCCCACTGCTATCACACCAGTGACCATACCTGTGGATGCCAATGGCGGTACCAACGCACAAAACCCTTGGGCACAGATCAATCAGAATGCATTCCGTGTGAACACTATTGAATTGTCAAACACATCAAACACAAACATTTGGATGTGTAGTGCCACAACCTGGCAAATCACACAAGTTGAGGATGACCGCTAATGAGTCAATTTCCAGTTGAAACAGGAGACCTGCAAAGTCTAGCAGAAGGTGTAAACTATCTGTTGAGTGGTCCTGGTGGCCTTGGCCAGAACTTTGCTGGTGTTACTAGTAGTGTGCCCAATTGGGTCACAGGTAATTTTAGAACTCCTTACACTCAAAGCACAATTGCCGAATTGTATGTGCCCGATATTCAACTTAGTTCTGCAGAAATGCTGGATCTACGCACATACAAATACACCTTTGCTACCACACAGACTCCGGCACCATTCAGTCTTGGCAATGGTATAAATGTAGAAGGTTTTATCGATCCTCAATACAACAGTGACAACAACAGCACCGGCGCTATTGGTGTGGTTGAATGTACCACAACTTATTTTATTGTTAGAAGTTTAAGTGATGCTGACAGTATTCACGCACCTGAAGCCACAGCAGTGGCCAAGGCTTTTTATTATTCAACAGCAAGAAATGTTGCATCAGATCCTTATAACAAATCAAACTTTGTCAGTGTGCAAGATCTGCGTGTGACAGTGACCGGTGGAACTGACCGAGTGTTTATCAGCAGTCAAAGTGATATTACTTTGACTTATACAGCCACTACCTCGGGTACGGCTTATGTGGTGGCTGATATTGAACGCTGGAAGGGTGTCCCCAACAGTGATCCTACCAATCCTGAATATTTTTTCCAATTTGATGCTACTCAAATTTACAAAGTGTATAGTTTTCCATTCACTGCAGGCACACACACCATAGACACATTCACCAATATTTTTACCAGTGTGTTGGATCAACCCAAAATTGGTTTTTATAGATATTTCTACAACCTTGGACTGGGAAGCACAGCCACAGTGATTGCAGATTTTCAATTTACCACTTGCGAAGTCAATGTGAGAACCATGAGCACACAGGTGGTTAAAGCCTAGTGCTAATCCACCTATAAAAACAGGACCCAATAAATATCATTATGGCCACACAAGCACTTATAAATTCATTTACCCTGCCCCAGGCAGCCACTGCCGCACAAGCAGGTACTAGCCAGGTCAAAGGTTATGATGGCACCACATATTATCTTGTGCCGCCAGGTGCCAACAAAGCCGCTTATTGGGTGGCACAAAAACCAGGCACAACCAATTATGTTCCTGTCACACTCAACAACGCCGGCAAACCCACCATTGGATCGGGTGTGGCATTCAGCAATGCCCAACAATTCAACACAGCCGTTGGCATTGCCAACAGCACAAAAGCCGCTGCCGACACAGCCACTCAAGCGGCCATTAACAAAGCCGAGGCCACACAGGCCATCAAACCTGCCGCACCTGTTGCACCCACTGCCACAACTGGCACTAAATCCATAGCACAAATAAATCTGGAACAGCAGGCAGCCGCACAAGCCGCTGCCGCAAAAGCAGTGGCAGATGCCAAGGCTGCCGCTGAAGCCAAGGCTGCCGATGCCAAGGCCGCTGCCGATGCCCGAGCAGCCGCAGATGCCAAAGCCGCTGCCGCAAAAGCAGCCGCTGACAAGGCGTCGGCAGATCGCCAGGCCGCTGAACGAGCCATTGCCGACCGAGCAGCCGCTGATGCCAAAGCCGCACAAGAAGCCGCTGCCGCACAGGCCAAGGCAGCCGCTGATGCCAAAATTGCAGCCGCTGAACGGTTGCAACAGATCCAAGCACAAGAGCGCCAGGCCAGTGCTGATCGTCAGGCTGCTGAAAAAGCAATTTCTGACAAGGCAGCCGCAGATGCAAAAATTGCAGCCGATGCCCAAGTCGCTGAACAAGCACAGGCTGCCAGCGTCAAGGCAGGCACAGCATACAATACTGATTTGTTAAAAGCCACCAGTCAAGAAGAAATTGATGCTATACAAGCCCGGGCCCAGGCCGCTGGTGCTACTTTGGATCCGGGCTACATTGATCAAGCCACGAAAAAAATACAAATACAACAGGCAGCCGATGCCAAAGCCGCCGCAGAGCCTCAACCAGTTGCACCAGAACCAGTTGCACCAGTACAACCGCAAACCACAGCACAAGGTGTTGAGGCTTATAATCAACGAGTGGCTGCTGCCAATGCCGCACAACAAGCACAAAAGGCCACGCAGGCACAATCCACTGCCGCTGGCACTGAGGCTTATAATCAACAGGTGGCTGCTCGTAATGCCGCACAACAAGCACAACAACAATCACAAAGCCAGGCCACAGCCGCGGGTGTTGCTGAATCACAACAGGCAGCGGCTGCTCGCAATGCAGTACAGGCCGCACAAACAGCACAACAAGCACAGGCCAGAAACCAAGCAGTGGCTGCTTCAGCACAGGCCGCTGATGCAAGAAACAACAATAGTTTTATGGATTTTATCAACAGCGACTTTGGTAAACTATTCACTGTGGCAGTGCTGGGTAGCATAGTAGGACCCATGATTGGTGAAGCACTTGCTGGGGGAGCAACCACAAGTGAAGTGGCTGGTGCCGCAGCCGGTATGGCTGAATCAGGAGCCACTGCCAGTGAAATTGCAGCCACACTAGAAGCCGCAGGTGTGCCTGCCGAAGCGGCCGCCACAGTGGCTGAAACAGCCACAGGTATCTCAACAGGTGCAGTGGATGTGCAGGCCTTGGGTGCTGCCAATGGTATCACACCTGAAGCAGTGACCACAGCGGCCAATTCAGCCAATCCCTTGGCTGCTGTGAATGAAACCATAGCCTCTGCCACACCGGCTGCCACAACAGGTGCCATTGCTCCTGAAGCCGGTGCGCTGACCAATGGTGCAGTGGCTCCACTTACCGAACTCAATGCCGCACAAACTGCTGAGTTGATGCGCAATATTGATCCCAACATGATCTCCAGTCTAGCACCTACATCGGCAGGCACAGCCGGAGGCACAGCAGGTTCAATCTTGTCAGGCTCAAGTCTAAATCCCATTACCAATGTGCTGACCAATCTTGGTGTGACCAATCCCATTGTATCAGGTGCATTGACCGGAGCAGGCACAGGAGCCGCAATCAATGCCATTACAGGTCGACCCATAACAGGCGACAGTTTGCTGATGGGCGCCCTGGGTGGTGGTGTTGCTGGAGGCATAGGATCTGTACTGCCAGACATGGGTGGTGGTGTCATAGGATCTGGCTTGGCCGGAGCCGCAACCAATGTGGGTGCAACTGTGGCAGTGAATCTTGTGACAGGACAACCAATCACAGCAGGTAGTCTTGCTGGTGCTGCCTTGATAGGTGGCGCAGTGGGTGCTGGTATACAAGTGGCCACAGATGCCGCTGGTAACAACACATACCAATACGAAGATGGTTCTAGTATGACCACCAATGGTCAAGGTACACCTGTTGCTGTGACAGACAATACTGGTGCTCAGGTGCCTGTGGCCGCAGTTGATAGCCGCACAGGTCAACCAAAACAACTGGCACCTGTGGAAGAAGCGCAAACACGCACACCAGAACAAATTGCAGGTCAAACCACAACCGCTGGACCAGTGGCTCCAGGTGGTGTTGATGTGGGCAACATGACTCAAGAGCAGTTGAATCAAACCTTGAGCCAAAACAATCCTTACTTGACCGCAAGTGAACCCACACAAGTGGCAGGTCCGTACACACCTGCTCAAGAAGCCCAGTACAAACAATTGGTTGCTGAAGGCCGAACACCTGCAGAAGCCACAGACATTGTGGAATCAGGACAAGATACAGGTCCTGCTGTGCCTGTGAGCATTACTGGAGCCGCTGGCACTGCTGAAGCACCAGGTTATGCTGTGCCCAATCAAATGACTCCGGGCACACAGTTGGCCAACCAAACCGAAATTGATTCGGGTCAAGCCACTTGGAATCCAAGTGCTAATGCTTGGGAAGTTGCTCCGGCCCCAGCACCAATAGAGCCACCACATAGTATGGGTCGATTACCTATTGTTGAGCCAACCCCTGCACCAATAGAGCCACCACATAGTATGGGTCGATTACCTATTGTTGAGCCAACCCCTGCACCACCACCTGTTGAAACTGCACCTGTTGATAACATTCCAGAAATCACAATCACAGCACCAAGATTGCCAGTGGCACCACCTGTGTTTGTACCACCCCTGACTCCAGTACAGACGGCCAATTTGACTCCAAGTCAACCCATACCTGAAGTCAAAGCAACCACCCCAACAGAAACAAGTGCGGCAACAGATCCAACCAAACCCTCAGAACCTGTTGCACCACCTGTGTATCCGCCGGTGTATGTGCCGCCAGTGGCACCACCACAAGTGCAAATGCCCACATATGGACCATTGGGACCAACACAGTGGGGTAAAGTGGGCACAGTGAACTTGCCTGGAACCAATCCTGGATTCTTTACCAATGTGCCTGCGCAATATGCCACCAACAACATGCAACAGAGTCAATTCTATTGGGGACAGCATCCATACCAAACCGGTGAAAGATTCTCACCAGAACAATACCGTAATGTGCCCAACGCACCTGTGTCACCATATGGCCTACAACAGATGTACAATCCCCAAACACAAACCATTGAGAACCTCTTGAGAGGTGTTGGTCAAGCCGCAGCCACGGCACCATACAATCAGCCAGCGGCACCCCGAGTTTAACCTGGCTTCTAGGACCCAAAAACATGAATACACTAAATATTAGATCACGAGGAGAAGCACAATGAGCGCAGGAAAAGGCGGCAGTACCAATGTCACAACACCGCAACTGACAGACGAGCAAAGAGCACAAATGAAGGCTCAAAACGAATTCTTTACCGGAACCATTGCTCCCACATATCAAGGCGCTGTGAAAGGTGCCACTGAATTGTACAATCAAGCCGCGCCAGGCGTGACCAATGCCGCACAGAATCTTGCAGGCACAGCCAGCCAAGTGGGACAAACAGCAGGTTCAGTAGGTGAATCAGCCCTGCGTACAGGTGTGTCAGGCCTGGAAAGTCTGTTCTCACCAGACTATGCACAAGAGCAACTCAATGCCGCAATGGCACCTGCACAAGCACAGTATCAACAGAACTTGGCCAATCAACAGGCACAGTTTGGTGGTACAGGCAATCTAGGATCAGCCCGTCAAGCCTTGGCAGGACAACAGTTGGCCGGACAAACACAGTCAGCACAGGCTGCAACTGCGGCCAACATACTGCGAGACATTTCAGCACAACGAGCCGGAGTGGGCGCACAACTGGCACAGATTGGTCAAGGTGGTTTATCACAAGCACTGGGTGCCGCAGGCACTGGCCTAACAGCCGCTGGTGCACCACAAGACTTGTACAACAAATATGCTTCAGTTATCTTTGGAACACCACAAAGCAGTTATGGCATGGGCCCAACAGGATCCAGTTCAGTGACCAGCAACCAAAATATTGGTTTCAAAATTTAAGGTATAAACAATGGCTTACAACGATTATTCAATGGGCGGTTACATACCCGGAGATTACGAAACAGAAGAAGATCGCAGACGGCGAATGCTTGCGGAACAAGCACAAGCACAAGCACAGGATCAAGAATCAGGTGGTATCACAGCCGAGCGTCCCAGTCTTGGTGACCTAGCCAGCCAGTACATTGGCAAAAGAGTTGATGCCGCACAGCAACGATTGACCGATGCTGGTCAAATCATCTCTGATCCTGCTGCCGCAATGCAACGCAGAATGGGCATGCCTGAACAACCAGTTGAACCTACTCCTGTAAAACAAACTATCACAACTGATCCTGCTACTGGTGAACAGAAGATGACTATTTCTGGTAGTGTTCAAGATCTTAGTGCTGCCAATCCACTCACACCCACTGTGACTGGTCCTGCTGTGCCCACAGTAGAACGCGAAACTGCACAGCCTCCTGCGGCACAAGCACAGCAAATGGCACCGCCTCCTGCTGTTCCTAATATTCCGCAAGGCCTAGTGGCAGGTGGTGGTGTTCCAGAGCGTCCAGATATTGGACAAGTTCCCACTCCAGGTCCTGCAACACAAGTGGCTGGTCCTGTTAATCCTGCCACACCTGCTGGTGAACAAGTGGCAAGTTACAAGCACCCAAGTGAAATTCCAGAAAATCGTGCTCCTGTTGTACAACAAGCACCTGCTGCCGCTCCTGGCGCAAGTCTAGCACAAATGGGACAAGCAGTGATTGATGCACACAATGAAAAAGATCCAGCAAAACGCCAGGCGGCTATGATTAATATTCTTGCCACAGGTGATGAAGCCAGTAAGCAAATGGCCAAAAACTTTATTGCTGAAGATTACATGAAAGAAAAGAAAGTTAGAGAAGCCGAAAAACAAATTGACGAAATGACACCAACAGATGCGGCTCGTTACCTAAAAGATCGCAACAAAGACGGCAGTTATGTCAAAGCCATTTTGTTTGCAAGACTAGGCCTAACTGATCTTGCTCGTCAAGAACAAGAAAAACTCAGCCCAAGTTTGTCAATGAGCAGTGAAATTGGTGAAGATGGACAGCGTTATAGCGTTGTGCGTGACAGCCAAGGTGCTATCACCAAAGCATTTGATTCTTCAGGTAAAGAAACCAACAGCAAAACACTGGCATCATTGAATGCCACTGCAATTGGAACTAAAGGCATTGGACAGGCTGGTGCAACTCGTGTGAGAGACAGCGAAGGCCGTGAATGGTCAGTTGTGCCGACCACACGCGGTAGTCAATTCTTTGACAACTCAGGTAAACCAGGTGTGCCTACAGGCAAAACTGTGCCTATCACAGTTGGCGGCGATGTTGGCCTACAGCGTGAATTGGCTGTTAATCGAGCACGAATTGCACTAGAAGGCAAGAAAGGTGCAGAAGCAATATCAGTGTTGGGAGATCTTAATAAGAAAAACCAGGCTGAAGGATTGCCCACAGTATCCTATGATGATATTGGCATGAATGACAAGGGCGAATTTGTTGCTCGCCCAGGTGCTGGTGGCACGGCAGCAACTACTGTTACTGCAGGCATTCCAACATTTAAAGATCCTAGTATTGAAATTATCAGTGCTCAACGACCTGCCGCCGAACAACAAGCCATGTATGATGCGGCCAAACCAGATCTATCAAAGGATCCTAGTGGCCAAACACGCTACAATACGGCTGGTAATCCAGTTGCTCGACCAGGCACTAGCGCACATGAAGGTCCTACAGGTAATGCTTTTGATGTCAACGCTAAGAAATTAACTAGAGCAGGTCGTGCAGAATTAGCATCACAAGGTTACTATCAACCTATACCACAACAAGATCCAAATCATTGGGAACGCTTGCCTGGTCAAGGTGCGCCAGCAGGAACTACAGCAACCAGTGTTGCTGAAGTCACACGCCAACGCGAACAAGCCTCAGCCCTGAGCAAAGAAGAGCGTAGTAACTTCCTTACCTATGAAGAGAAAGACATCATACCACGAGCAGATGCATCAGCAACTATCAGTAGAATTCGCAAGCAACAACTCAAAGGTCCAGATGGTATCCTAAACAATCCAGAGATTGTGGGTATCATGAGTGGTCAAGGTGGTGCAGGTGCTGAACTTGCCAACTTGATTCGTGACACAGTTACTGGTGGTATCAGCAACGATGAACTAAGTCGCAGAGTCAACAGTCTAGGACTTACACAGCGTCAAAAGGACCTGGTCTATAATCAATTGCAACTGAATAACACAATTGCTCCTGAAACACTCAAGGCCAATGCTGGCGCTGGTTCAGTAAGTGATGCCGAACAGCGTGCCAATAAACAAGCCAATATTGACATTACTCGTGTGCCATTGTATACTGCGGCCACAATGTTACACCGTGACCAGTTTGAGAAAGATGTTAATGTGGCACGCCAAGCATTCCGTAGTGCCAATCCTAACATTGGAACTGTGCGTGAATTTAATGATGCCTGGGGTCGAGAAAAAGAACGCTTGCAAGGTGAATACGATAGAATTTACGAAGCACGGGCCCGGTACATTGGCAAGTACTACCAAGATGGTAAGAACCCACTTGCTATTACCGAAGCCTACAAACAATTCCCTGTACCAGAATTCAGTCGCGATGGTGGATGGAACTACGGCACTGACTATGCTCGCAAGGCAGCCAGAAAGCCACTAGATTCATTCAATAGATAAGGAAACAACAATGGCATTTGATATACAAGCCGCAAAAGCCGCAGGATACACAGATGATGAAATCAATGCGTATATGCAGGCTAAACCCAAAACTGAAACAATTGCACCAGTAGCACCTGGTCAAGAAGTAGATCCTGGTGAGCCACCTCCACCTCCTGGTGCTGAAACTTATGAGCAAGCAGGTTCGGGCAATTACATGCCGGGCTTGGCCACTGCTGGTATAGGTGCGGCGGCTGCCGCAGTACCATTAGGTATTGGTATTGGTGTTGGCAAATATGGTGGTCGTATGTTGGATACCATGAAAAATGTCATGGGCAGCGGTACAAGTATTCCAGTTACCACAACACCTGCACCAAATCCTGCCGCTATAAATTTACCAGCAGGACCTCAAATGGCGCCTGTACAAACAGCACCAGCGACTCCAGCACCACAGGTGCCACAAATGCAAGCGGCAAAAAGTATTGTGCAGAAGTTGGCATTAGATAAAATACTTAAAGGCGCTGGTGTATTAGGTGCTGGTATGGCCATAGGTCAAGGCCTGTTTGGTACCAGCGATGAAGAGATTGCTACTTTAAAAGCAGCCGAAGCACGCCGTAAGGCATTAGGACAAAGATGAACTCATTAGAACAGTTACACGAAGAATTAACCAGAACTTACGGTAGTGTATTTGTGGCCTATCAAAGAGCACACATAGCACACATCAACACTAGAAGTCGCAACTTCTATGGCGATCACAAGTTGTTGAAACACATCTACGAATTCTTTCAAGAAACCATAGATGTGGTAGGCGAAAAGATACAGGCATGTGGTCTGGGTGGTGTGCCCACCAGCATTGCGGATACCATGGCCTTGAGTTCAGTTGAAGACTTGCCTGTTGAAGGTTCTGCAGATGAACTGCTACACACAGTCTGGGAAGATATCAACACTCTAATCGATGTGTATCATGACCTGGCTGATGCTGCCAGAGAAGTCAACTATCCTGATGTGGACAACATGGCAGCGGATCACATTGGCACCATTGCTACCTTTGCCTGGAAGATCGAAGCCACACTGGACCTTGAAGGTCGCCACACTCGTAGAGCACCAATTTAGGTTAACACTCCCAGAGCACTATCAAGAACTGGGTGATTTTGAGTGTTTCTAGCCCAGGCATCATGGAATAGGCAGGCCGGTTTGTACGGTGCTCAACCTTTTGTAACAATAACTGCCACGCACATCGTAGCCTAGTTTCTTGTGTATTTTCAAAAATCCCTCTTGATCTCTGCGCATGGTGGTTGAACACACCACTGGCACACCAATACTGTGTGCCCATTCTTCCCACAACACAATCATGCCTGTAACCAGGCGTAATCGCTGTCGCACAGGCAGTGACAAGTCCACATGTGCCATCTTGGCACAGATCATGGCCTCATCTGACCAAGGCATTTTTTCGTCGCGGATAGCCCAGGTATAAGCCAAGATAGCGTGGGTTTCACTACATCTAGCAACTTTTAACAACTCAGTTCCAGGATTGTAAAATTGTGCCACGGTGGCCAGTGTTAGATTCCTTGCATAGGCAATGGGATCCGGTGTGAACACCTGATCTATTTCTGTTTCAAAATGATCTTGTGCCATTTGTACCATGTGTGGTATGTCCAGGCCCGAAGTTGATTCCCAAGTCCACATTATTGATAATGCTTTCGAATTAATTTTGAATGTTCGCGTCTGGTGATCAGGTGTATGTTGTTGGGTGTCCAGGGCCCGTCCATGTCTATGCGGGCAAGACACAGGCTGTCTCGTGTGCGTCCTCTGCGTTGCCAGTTAGGTAGCCAGATATCACGCCATGTTTCCCATGGCAAATTCCAACTCTCTCCGCGCAGTCTTGCGCTGACTCTATGATAACCAAATTGCACATACAGTCGATGTAAATGTGGATCAGGTCCAGATATCCAAGGCATAATCAAATCCAAAAAATCGGGGTGTCAGTGGCGTGGATCGGTATAGGACGATCAAAAATGGCGGTATTTGATCTAACTTGAAAGGACTCAAATTATGAAACAACCTATCACTTTACCTACAGGCTTCATTTTTAGAGGGAGACCCGATCTGTCTCTGCGTTTAACATCAGTGGCGCGATTGCCATTGATGTCAGCACCACTGACAATGTTATTTAGCAACCAGTTGCATTTTACCTGAAAATGTTGCTTTTTTTTGGTTTGTCATATATACTATTACAAAGGGCAAAAATTAATGAAACATAGCGTTTCCATTTCTGATCGACATTTACATCACCAAGTTGATGTTGTGGTCACACCCAACTTAAATCACTATGCCAAACTGGTATGTAGAGATTGTAATGGTGCATGGGTGCAATGGTTATCTCGCGACGCTACTGAACAATTGATTGGCCCACAGGCAACCAAACAACAAAAAACCACACAGGCAGACTGGTCAACCACACATGCCAAAGAACGCCAATTCTACACAAGTTATCAGCAACCCACTTTGAAATTACCAAGAACACCCACACAACTCATACGCGATCGACTGGCATTGACAGGATATTCACGCTATAATGGCAACAGTATCTATACTATTCCAGCAGATTACTTACAGGCATTATTAGACACCAACAAGATCACACGCAAGGAAGACAGGCATGAAATTCAGGCAGCAATCCGATTACAACAAACCGGGACTTAACCTAGTCCTCCTGAGATTTGACCCAGTAGTATAGCATAGAAGTGACCATGAACCTCGCTACCTATACCAACAGTTGGACATGCCAAGAGTAAGGAATAAACATCTCCTGTGATGAACAGGAACAAGACTGTGTGCAAAGCAGTTACGCCAATCAGCCGTGATTGAGTTAAAATTGACGATGATAAACGGTACCCAAACACGCACTCACCTGCGTGGCAGGGTTCCTTTTGGCAAGAATGATTACGGTAATGAATGATATATGATAACAACAACAACTAGTCGGTCAGCGTCTAAAGACGCCGCCCACACAGATGTCAAAACCACTTCGTGGTCTCCTTTGACATCTATTGACCTGTTGCACATCTCAAAGAAAGAGATGCAATCAATGAGCACAAGAGACGAAGTCGATGGTGCGAATGACTCAACGCAAGTTGAGTCCCAAAGGCTCGAGTTACGACTCGATAAATTACACTTGTAAAAAGGAAATCAAATGAAAACTTATCAACCCGAAAAAAACAACACTGAATTTTGGCGTCGCATTCACAGTCTGCCTGTGGACACTGAACAATCCTTGCAGGAATTCTGGCAATTGATACATGAACCTGGTGCTGAATATTCGGCTGGTATACTGGAATACATCCAAAGAGAATGCCGTTTCATGGGAATCACCACGGAAGAATTTTGGAATCGCCCCAAGGACAACAATGCCACAATTTAAATATCAAGATCGCCTGGAGATGCCCGCAAGGCCAGGTCGTAACTATGCCACTGTGTATGTCAAGCAACGCCAGGGCGAGCGTGATCGCTTGCACACCTGGCTGCGCCAAGTGGGTTCAGACATTGCCACTGTGTGTTCGCGCAGACCAGATCTAGAAACTTGGTTTTGCAATCCTGACCCCAAATTTCGCAAGCGAGAAACTGCTGGCTATTACTCACCTGCTGAACTGCTACACCATATGTTGAGTCAACTGGATGACAACAAAGACATTCCAGAGGCTATGCTGGGTCGTTGGAATCGCTGGTGTCGGGACACGGAATGGGAGATTGACATGGTGGCTGATCAGCCACCAACTCCGGGCTTTCACGCTTTTGTTGTTTAAACTGCGTATATAACTGCTGTACTGGTGCGGGCATGGGTCGTGTGAGAGTGATACTCCTTTGCCACACTCCTGTCTTCAAGCGTCGATAGGTGGTGTGTGTTTGTCTCATGTGATGGGGATAGAAATCATGTTGCCTTTGCTTGATGCTATGACCTGTGTTTGTATGGCCGCGTCTGGATCCAGTTCAAAGCGTTCCACACCACAAAAAGGCAACAGTATGGGATCGTGATATATCCACATGCCCGCAGGATCCGGTGCTGAGGTAAGTGATTGTCTTGCCACATATTCTCTAGGTATACGCAACACATACACCGGCCAGTGCTGATAGTTGTTGAGTTGACGATAGCGTGTGTCTGCTGTGGCCGGTCGGCTATACAGATACATGAATGGTGTGGTCATCTGCCCTGTTGCAGGATTCAGCGTGGTCCGCCGCACAGGTTGGATGGTTCTGGTCTGCTCGAACTCCTGGTAGTCTGCTTCGTTCATGGCCAGATAGTAATACTTTAGTTTGGGGATCTTCATGTTGTATTTAAACAACACCCGAAACCCGCCAGAACAAAGTAATACTTTGGGTTTACATTGACTGAATATTCAAACGAGCATATAATACACACATGTTCAACAGTATCAAGGAGATACAAAATGGCAACTTGGGGCAGTAGAAATATCACAGTTTATTTGGCAGTCACGCTCAACTCAGATCCCACTCAGCGTGTGCTAGTCAAGACCACAGAGGACCGCATTGGTGTCAAACGCCGTGCAATTCAATCAGACATTGCATATCAACGATTCTCACGCTGGGCACCATTTGCCAATGCTGTGCTGGATCAAGATTACACCATTCGCCTGCTCAACGAAGATTTAACACCATACAATTAAGGAGTGCCTGAAATGACACCTGAACAACAGGACAGTTTACAAAAACAAAAGATGTGGCGTTTGCTCACAGGTGAACAACAACGCCAGGAGCAAGAGTATGAAGAATACTATCGTCGTAACCCACCACCCCAACTGCGTCCTGTTTGGCAACAAGCACTGATTGTGGGAGTGCCTGTAGTCATGCTGATTGCAATAGTTTGTTCAATTTAAAGAGGCTCAGTCCTAAATACACATTATGACACCATCAAGATTACTAGAAGTTGCTCGACTGCGTAGCGTGGTTGCCAGAATGGTACGCATCTGGGGCACAGACGCCGCACTAGAAATGCTACGCCAAGTTATTGAATCTGAACTGTTGAAGGAACCTCAAGCATAGAAAACCCCTAGGCTCTCCTTGCAAAGACACTAGGAAGGTTTCAGCCCACAATTCGGTGGGCTTTTTCTTGACTGCATAAGTATTAGCATGACAACGGAAAAGAATTCAATAAAACCCGCTAGAAAGAAGGCACCCTCACGCGGTGGTGCTAGGCCTGGCTCGGGTAGACCCAAAGGTTCAGGCACCAAGGTCAAGTTGGAAGACTTGATGTTGAACATTGAACTGGAGACTGGTCGCACCTATGGAGAACTCTTGGCACACAACTATGCCGGAGCCATTCAGCGTAGTGACTGGAACGGTGTGCGGGACTATGACAAAGCGTTCATGAACAAGATGCTGGCCGACAAATCAGAAGTCACAACAGTGGAGTCGGATGATGTTGTGGCACAGAAACAGCGGGCTTTTGCAGAAGCCATAGCCCAAATCGCTGGTATAAAGCCAGCCAACTAAATAACACTATGCCGTTAACAAAATCAACATCCAAGAAGGCCTTCAAGGAAAACATTAGCAAGGAAGTTGCCGCGGGTAAACCCATCAAGCAATCAGTTGCGATCGCATACGCTGTTCGGCGTGAGGCGGCATCTAAAAAGACTTCGAAGTCAAAAGGAAAACAAAAATGAAACCAAATCCAAAAACACAGAGTGACACTACTCTAAAGTTTGATGGTGCCGAGCGCGAAAGCACCGGCAGAGTTAACAGCAAAATGCACACCAACACCTGGAGTGGTCACGCCAATGATGGTCGTGAAGTCAACTTCGGCCGTGGACCCACTCGAGGCAACATGGGCTGTGGCAAGCCGGGCAAGCCAGGTGCAATGACATCAGTAACACAAGACTCATACCGCCCAGCACCAACTGACAGCCTGCCTGCCAGTGTGAAAATTCGAAACCCAGACTACATCAACGGTGGCGCACAAGTTCGCACACCAGGTGGCACTAGATCCTGGATGCCATCAGCAACACAAAACTATCACGGCAACCCAGACAAGATTCGCATTGGTCAGAACGGTGGCGGTAGTTACAACAGTGAAAAGCCTGGCCGGGTTCCTGCCACTCGCAAGGGTGACAGCAACTTCAACTTTGGCCCCAAGAGCCAATACTAAGGACTGAGACATGATACCATTTATCGTTCAAGGCAACTCAGCCAAACTGCCTTATGCAGATGATTCAACAGACACCGCGGTGGCCTTGGCTCCTGGTGGCTTTGGTATCCCCAATTGCCTGTTGATCTTTAATCCAGACACAGCCAATGTGGCAGTGGTCAACTATGGCTTTGACGCCCTGGATCACAATGCAGTTGTGCCCACAAACGGCTTTAACGGTCAAGGTGTTGTGGTAGGACCCAATGCCACAGTGCAGGTGCGTGTGAACAACACCTACCAGGCCAGCAATTTGTATATCTCAGTTGCAGGTGTCACAGGCACTGGCAATGTATTCATAACACCAGGACAAATTTAACATGCCCACAGTCATTACCCCAGCATTAGAAACGGTTGTCAACACAGGCAGTCAGAATCTATTCACCATTACCACAACCACAACAGTTCCTGCAATCAATCCAGGCAATGTTGTGATTGCCAACACAGCCGGTGGCTTCACCACTGCTGAATTTAATACCTACAACATTGGTGACACAGTGACCATTAGTGGCACACAAGGTGGCACAGGCTCAATCACTGCCTACACTGATCCTACCACTTATTACATAATTGGCACGGACCAGAGCAGTAGTTTTGTGTTGAGTGCCACTCGAGGTGGTGCCAACATCATTACTTCAGCAGGAACCACAACAGGATTGAGTTTCGCGGCTTCGGGCACAGCGTTCCCAGCACAAGTGGGCGCCACACAATACAACACAGTGGCATCACCTGTGCAGGTCACCTACTCAGCCATCACAGCCAATGTGGGCACAGACATCACCAGCAACATCTCTTCAGGTGCATTTGGTCTTGCTGGCACAGCCAACATTGCTTATCAATTGAATGCGTTCTTAAATGTTACTGCCACGCCGGCCACATACGGTTGGGTCAACACAGGCACCAACGCTGCCATTGGCCCCACAGCAGTGGCAGGCACACCACTGTCAACCACTTTCTACAACACCACAGGCAACACAGTGAATGTGGCAGTGAGAGTCAGTAGCCTGGATGGATCCGCATTCGCATACCCAACTCAGATCCAGGCGGCAGCGGCCACAGTGACTGAAGTATCAGGCTACACAGTAGCATAAGGAAAAACACCATGGCAAGAATATCAACCAAAAACATGCAGGCAGCCAGCATCAATCAAAAGCGTGGCCCCACAACAGGCAATGAAAGCACAGGCACCAAGCGTGCTGACTTCATGGCTGAAAAGAGCCGCACAGGTTCAGAAAAATCTGAACTGGCCAACATGATCACAGGCGCTGTTGCGGCTCGTGGTCGTGGTATGGAAGGCTTCCGTGACAAAGCCGTTGAAGGCCTACACACCAACACCAATGTTGGTCGTGGTCCCACAAAAGGCAACGCCGGCAAGCCACAGAAAAGTGGTGGCGGTCGCCGAGGCGCACTAGGCGCCACCTCCGGTTATTAATTAACCCCCACTTGGGCACACACAGGGTGTGCTCAAGTTTTTGATTTGTTTTGAAAGGAAATGATATGAACAAAGCCACCCCTGCCCCTGAAGGCAACATCTGGGATGATGTCCCAAAAGAAACCCCCAAGAAAAAAGACCGAACTGACAAGGTTGTAGCCAAGCCTGCTGCCGTTGTGACCACGGTGCCACAGACTCCAGACTACGACCTGGAAGGCTTGCAAACAGACTTCCCCACTGCCACTGATCTCGAACGCTTTGTGTTTGATGAAACCGGCGTTGTGCTCAGTCTCAAAGGCCGTGCCAACAAGATGAAATATCAAGTGGCCATGGATGTGCTGAATGGTCAACCAGTGGATCCCAAGTTCATTGGTGAAGGTAATCCATACTTGGACAAGGCAGACATGGTGCCTGAAGAGCCCATGAAAGACCTGCCACCAAGACCCGCAGAGATACCACCACTAACAGAAGTGCAGAATGAATTCTTCACTGCGTTTGTGCCACACTCGGATCCGGAATATCATGCTCGTGGTGTGCGTATGCATTGCACCTTCCGCAAGTACAAGAACGGTTGCATCACCTATGAAGTGCTGGGACCAATTGAACCCAAACCATTCGGTGAAAAGATTGACAAGTTTGGCCGTATGAGACCCGAGATCATCAAGTGGACTGATCCCCGCACTGGTGAGCAAATCGTACAACGCGATGATGGCACACTCACACCCATTGGACGACGCCTAAAAGCCATGATGCAGACAATGAAGTACAATGATTCAAACCAATGGGTACGCTACATTGATAGAGACTTTATCAGTCTAGATCAAC